ATTGATTTGCATAGTTACGTTGCCATCTTGATTTAGTTGTATATCTACTAATCTACCAGTAAAGATTTTTTGGCAATTACTTAGTGTATCTTCATTAAAAAACTGAGCATAAACTATTACTTTACGATTAATATAATTACGCTCTGCATTGTTTAATAATGTTTTATAAAACTCTGTACCTTGTGTTTCAAAATTAGCACTAGTTAAAGTAATGTTTGAAGTGCTTGATTTTCCACTAGTAATATCAATACTCTCTCGCAAACTAATGTTTTTATTTAGTATTGATCCATGATAAAAATTATTATCTGCAACTGTATCGCGCAGTGCGAGTCCAAATGCATGTATATGTTTATCAAAACCACCATTATCCCACACAGTAGCACTTCCTGGACCAGCAACTTTATTATTATTTTTCACTGCACCATTATTACTGCTTGAACTAGAATCATAGACTGTATCTCCACTACCTTCATCTAATTTCCAATAGCCAAGCAATCCAGTAGCTGTATTATCTATCACAGTATTATAATGTTTACTAATTTCCTGATCGGATCGAATTGTAGACCAAACGCGTAAATGCGCCATCTTACCTTCAAAAAAATTACCAGAACTATAATTCTGATTACGTCCTACTAAAAACTCCATATTGGAAGATGTACCACCAGATGGATCAGAAGTTTCTGCTGCTGTAGTATGCACAATTGCACCATTTTTATAAAAACGTGTTTTATTATCCGAATTGTTACGACTAATCGCTATATGAGTCCATGTATTTGTTCCACTATCTATATCAAATTGCTCCGATTTTCCAGTTCCATTATCGTGTTCCCAACTCAACTTAATGGTATCACCAGACGCAACCGATACATTAAATTGAATATTGGTTGCTTCTGCTTCTGGCGAATCATTATATCCAAACGATAAAATGGGATTTGCACCAGTAGCAGATAACTGATACCAAAATTCAATGGTAAAACCAGCAGTGCTGTTATCAAATGAATTAAATATATCGCCAAAGTTTAAATAGTTATTATCCCCATCATTAAACACCATGCAATTATTGTTATCTGCTGTAAACTGAAATAGCCAGTTTTCATGTACATCTGATGCAATAGGCGGATTGCTTAGTGCCATGCTACGCTAAACCTTGACTAGCTGCTTTTTCCAATTGTGGAATTAAATTATCTCGAACAAACTCATCGTTGCCAATCATGTTGCCTTGTATGTTTACAGTAACACCACTAGATGCATTGCCAGTTTGATTCATCTGCGCTAGGTTTTGCACTCCAATGTTTTGCACTGCACTACGTTGCATTACAAATTCACCAGCTTGTGCTAATATAGGTACATTATCTTGTCCTTGCACTTGACCACCTTGAGCAAATCGCTGAATGCCATTGTTTTTAATTAAACCACCAGTGTGAGCTATTGGCATTGAACCAACAGCAGAAAAAATCGCTCCAATAGAACCTACTGGACCACCAGCAACCGCAAGCAATGCTCCAGCCACTCGAATAAACTGTTGCATTCTTTGCCCAGCATTATCTGTTTCCTCACTCATAATATTCATCGCATTACCTAAACCATTGATAGCTCCAGATAATTGATTAGAAACAGAAACCATATCTTTTCCATTTTTGATTGCGTCTACTCTTGCTTGTACTAATTTCATTACTGCTTTTGCTTCTTCTATTTCTGCTTCTGTAGTAAGATTTGATGCATTGATTTTTAATATGCCAAGAGTTGCTAATTCACGATCAAATACTAATTTAGTTTTCATCACATCAGATAAATTTTGTTCTGCTTGAAAAATAGTTTGAGCAATCCGAACACGTTTTTCATCTACATCATTATTTTGCATAGTAAGTAAAACTGTATCAGCTAGTATTTTATTAATTCGCTCTCTTGCATCTGCGCTCATACCTAATGTAATTGTTTGATTTCCAAGCGTATTAATGTATTGTTGTGTGCTGTTGGTGAGTTGCTGTGTACTAGTATTTAAGGCTTGAGTTTGTGTATTTAAACTAGAAAAAGCGTTGGTTGCTTGTAGCAACTTGTCAATACCAAAGGCTACGCCTACCGCAGTAAGTGCTTTGACTAACAACATATATTTTCCACCTAGTGCTGTAGTAATGGTAAGTAGCTTACTAAATTCAATTCTTGATATAACTACAGCCGAAGTAACAATACCAAATGCAGTAGCTAACTGAGATAATCTTTGCAAGTTTAATGCACGAAAAAAACCTTCTACTGAATTCACCATTTTGGTCATAGATGGCAGCATAACCTCACCTATCATTGCTGCAAACCTAGTGATAGCATCATTCATATTAGACACTGCACCAGTAAAGGTTTCAGATAGACGTTTACTACTTCCTTGTATACCAGCAACAGGATCAACCATTGCGCTTATTAGTGCTTTGCGAAACTGTGGTAAGGTAAGTTTGGTTAAATCTTTAATACCTTGTGAATCTTTTATTAGCTGTAAGATACCACGTTCACGAAGTATATCGGCTGCTCCAGCCCCACCAGCAAAGGCACGACCTAACGCACTTGCCGCTTCGGTTGCAGTTGTACCCATAAACGCAGCTAAGTCTGTTACAGAACCTAACGTGGCTTTTGAGTTTACACCGAACGCTTCCAACTGCGCTCCAGCATTAACCACATCCTGTAATGCAAATGGTGTAGTGGCTGCTACTTTGTTAAATACTTCAAATGCTTCTTTTGCCGCTTCGGTGCTACCAGTCAAACCAACCAATCTGGTTTGCACATCTTGAAAACCAGATGCAGCTTGGATAAACTTGTTCATGGCTGCTGCTGCTCCACCAATGGCAAAGGTGTACACTAAAATCTTATTTCTCAATGCACCTAGTGATCCAATTAAACCTTTAGTCCTACCTCGCAGTCTTTCTGTTTCATCACCAAATCTCTTGGTATTCTTTGACAGCTTGTCCATATCAGCATTGGCTTTACCAAAACCTTTGCTTCGGACCTCAATAATAAATTTTTTCTCAGCCATTGCTTTTCTTTGTTTCTTCGTTAATCAATGCATTATACTCTTCATCAATAGCTGAAAAGATGACTACGCGTTCATATTCTGCTTCATCAAGTGTTCGTGCCAATGGTAGATGAAATCGTTTCATACTCATATACTCTTCCAGCATATAATTTGTCTCTGCATTGCAAAAGTATTTAGAATCAGCACAATGCACTAAAGTATAATAAAGATTTGCTCCAGGAGTAAACTTCTGTTCTTTATCTTCTGCCAATGCACGATCTATTTCATTCCACAGTTCTTCTTCTGTGTATGTAATAGACTTCTTTAATGTTGGTGATTGTGCTTTGTATGGAAACACCAGGTTGCGTGATGGTTGTTGTTTATAAAACATCCAAGTGGCAACTCGGTGCATAATTACTTTTTTTTAGACGGCTCTTTGTATTGGTTATATACTTGCATTAAGACTTCATCAATCGCATTATCATCTAATTTTGCTAGTTGTTTTTCTGGATCAGTGAAAGCATAGTTTAGTACCCAATCAATTACATCAAAAAATTTTGCAGTATCTACTGAACCATCCAGTGCTACTGCTTTAATCTCTATTCTATGTAATTCGCGCCTTGCTTTAAAAGTTATATCAGTGACATTAAATGTGCCATGATCTGTTTTTACTGTCATGTATCTCTCGCATATAAAGTTTCAGTCCTACGCGATGGTGATACCAATTATTTCAGCAGTTTCACTATCTGCAAATGCTCTAAATGGAATACTTTGTAACATAAAATCTCCCATTTCTGGTTTAGAATTATCTATCATTACTTTCTGACAATCAATAATAAAATCACTGCCTTGTGCTAACGCTAAAACAATACCGCTTGAATTACCAGCAATGCTTGCATCTAAATCGTGTATTTCATCGTCACGCTTTGCAACCAATGTGCCAGTAACCTCGTATGGTCCAGTTTGTGCATAACCGTATGGATAGTAATTTGTAGTGTCCTGGTAATGCACACGAACCAATGGCCTTGAAATATTTATTTCCCACGAATTTAATATTAAAGTTTCTCCACCTAGTGTATTTGTAGTTAAGCCAAAAATGTTTTTAGGTGCATCGGTATCTAGCGTTTTTGTATTTGGTGCAGCATATGCACTTTGTACTGGCCTATACCCAGTAACAAATGTTGTCTCTACAACCATTTCACCACCATTTGCACCTACATCTTGTCTCATTGTCATAGAGGTAGCAAAGCATCCAACCATAGATACATCAATTAATCCACCAGTAAGGTCTGCTCCAGCATTTTCAAATAATAAAGTTACTGCATTTACGTTTGTACCACCATGTTTCATGGTAGTAGAACTATTGTCGTTTGTGTTTACTGCTGGTGTTAGTGATGCTTCAGAAGTTCCATCTCCAAACAACGCTAAACACGATTTTAATACTGCTGTAGGAGTACCACGCATGGTTAAGGTCACTTCATACATTTGTGTATCTGGACGATGATGGCCTTGACTTGCAAGTTGACCTAATAATCCAGATTTATTTGGTGCAATGTCTAATGGTGCAGATGCACCTTCAATATTAAAATCAAGCACTTGTAAAAAATTCCATGTGTCACTGTTTGCATGTGCTGTTCCTAAAGCCGCTGATCCATTGCCAATACCGACTTCAATAATATTTCTTGGTTGAAAATTAGTTGCCATTACTTATCTTCCTTTTTTGGTTCTGCACTTTGCAAATGCGATTTTAATTCTTTAGGTACGTGGGAAAGTTTGATGGTAAGTCCTTGTAGCAAACGATTATGTTTTGCAGCACTACCAAACGCATAAAAGTTTTTATCATCTGATAATTTTTTGTAGGATTCTTTTGCTTTGTATTTCACGATACTATCTCCATTACTGACATGGTTGTAGACATGTTAACATTTAATAATTCTGGTCGATCTTCATCACGACCATATTCAATATTTTCCACCGCAGCATTGTAAAACTGTCTTGTTCCGCTTACACTGTAGTTTCTATTGTTGTACATAAGTCTTTTAAATCTTTCTGCAATTAATGCCACTTGTTTTATACTGTTTTTGCTATAATTACCAGAGTAATCTATTTGGTAATTCACATTGACAGTATAGTTTCTCACTTGACCAATATTAATTTCTTCTACATACTCATCACTAACTGGCGTAATCAGAAAACTTTGATTACCTCTATCAGCAAGTACATCATACAACACTGGAATAGAAAATTCGTTTGCAAGTATAGTATGTAAATTGTCAATAACTTTGTCAAAGATGACGTTCTCAAATGTAATTGCCATCTACTTATAGTCCTTTCGATGACATCATCTATACAACTGACCTGACTTAACACTGCCAATTGGAATTCCATCACTTTGAAAGGTTATGCTCCATTCGTCTCCACTAGTGTATACTCCAGCTTGAAAACGAATTTGTGCGCCATATGCTAATGCCTGGTAATCACCATTAATTGTTTCTGCATCAATGACTTTTTGCATACGTAAACCAGTAGAGTCTTTAACAAACACATCATATTTTACAGTGCTTGCTGATCCAGGTGAAAAATTACCAGCATTGCTAATAACTACACGAACTTCATCGTAGTCTGTATTCGGTGGACCATACATTTTTATATCTTCAATATAACCAGTAGAACTGCCACCAAGCTGAATTTCAGAAATTACACCAGACTCTGAACGAAAACTGGTTTCATTCCACATTACATATTGACGTTGTTTTAATTTGGTAAGCAAACCATCTTCACCCAACGCTAATTCTTCAATGGCCTCTGCACGTTCTAAATCTTGAGAGCGCATTAAATCAGCGCATGCAAGTATTGCATTAATACGTATTACAATAAAATCATATGCACGATCCGATGCTCCCTGGTAATTGCTATTATTTCGTTTTACTATAGGACGATCTAAATAGCTACGCATACGATCTGCCTGTTCTTTACATACAGTAGTTTTGAGTCCATCCCAATCTTGACCAGCTTCTACAACTGCACTGTTTAATGCAGTTACACTAGATGATGTAACAAAATACTGCAATGTGTCTGTAGATGCAGTGTATTGTGTCC